GCTGAGATCTTTGCGAGTTTGTGACTCAGCATATGAAGCAGCACGAGATTGACACCGTAAAGGTTCAGGACAAGGTGAAGGTCAATTTCAAAACGAAAAAGACCAAGGGGTCTCTGACAAAGGAGGTGATAAAGAAGGGTCTGGGCACGTTTTTCGGTGGAAATGAGGCTCAGGTTGAGGGGGCTTTCCAGGCCATTCTGGACGCAGCGCCCACCAAGGAGACGGATGGCGTCATGGTGACGGGTCTGAAGGCTCTCCTCGAGGCTTAGAGCCTTGGGACGTTTATAATTCAAGAACAAAATTCAATGGGTATCAACGACGAGTACTCGCGTGACGCGTACAATTACGACCTCGCATACGACTCTGACGGGTCAGACGAGTTTGATGCCGAACTCCATCCAGAAGACTGGCAGGACATGTACTCCCAGGAACTCCTCGATGGTTGGATGAAGATCCGTGAATACACGGAGTCCAAGTATATGAATCTGTCGGCTAAGTTCCCGGACTTTTGCGATCTCGTTCTTGGTCGCGTTCAGTGGTTCCAGGCGCAGGAGTCGTCCAGGGGGCACCTCGACATTTGGAACCTCATCGGCAACCTCCCGGTAATCTCGGATCGGGTCCAGGCTGAGAACTTTTTCGGATGGGCCGAAAAATATGTTGCATATTTGTAAAGATGTTTGACGTTACCGGCCCCAAGGTTCTTCTGCCAGCCGTGCTGTTCGCCGTGCTGAGCCCAGGCATGCTGCTGGCCCTGCCATCCGGTGCCGGTCTGCTGGTCCAGGCCGTGTTCCACGCACTGGTCCTGTCCCTGGTCTACTGGGCTATCGCCAAGTTTGTGCTGAAGATCAGCCTGACCACGGCCGACCTGTTCGTGCCAGCGGTGCTGTTCGTGCTGCTGACCCCAGGTCTGCTGCTGACCATCCCACCCAAGAATGCCGGTCTGTTCATGTCCGGTCAGTCCTCGCCAGTGGCTGTGGGTGCCCACACCCTGGTGTTCGCTCTGCTGTTCGCCTTCCTGCGCGGCCAGTACCCCCAGTATTATTAAATTAAAATCATAGAATGGTCCGGTGCCTATCCATCGGACCTGGAGCCATGGGCTTCTTCCTTTATTTAGGGGTTCTATCAAAACTAAAACAAGAAGGCCGGCTTGACGACCTCGAGGAAATCTCGGGAGCGTCGGCCGGTGGCCTTTTGGCCTTTCTGTTTCTCGCGACGAAAGGGGACCTCCCCAGGGTCCTTGACTACGCTCTCGACGTACCCGTGAAACAGCTTATGAAACCTAATCTCAAAAATTTCATGAAGAATTATGGCCTCGTATCTCCAACCAAAATTCGAAAGGTCCTGTCTGAAGCGTGTACCAAATTCATGGGAAAACCTGACGTCACGTTTGAAGAACTGTACGCGTGGCACCCCATCAAGTTCTACGTGTCCGCCTACTGTGTGGACCTGATGAAGACCGACTATTTTTCTGTGAATTCCACTCCTAAATTGAGTGTGCTCGACGCCGTCAGTGCGACCATCGCAATTCCTTTTCTATTTTCAACTGTAAAAATCGGAGAATGGACATATATCGATGGAGGTGCGGCCGAGACCACACCCTCTGGGCCCTTTTTGGGACGGCATGACGTCTTGGCCTTGAAGCTCGGGTGGTCCCGCCCGGCCCCCGTCACGGATCTCAAGTCTTATGCCACGGGAATTCTGTATTCTACTATGAAATTGAGAGCCGTGTATGAGCTCCCGACCCTTGACCTAGATCTGGGAGACCAGGACGTGTTTGACTTTGGTGCGTCAAATGATGGGAAGCTTCGGATGTTCATGAAGGGTCACGCCACTAATTTTTCTTGATAAAGGGTAAATGAAGTCCGCTCTGCGTTCCAGCCATGTTCGCCGCGTCACTCGCCGCGTTGTTCGCGTGACCCGCCGTGACGGCACCCGGTACTCTTACGTCCGCAAGGCGGGTATGAGCCGCGTGGCGGCCGTCCCCGCCAAGGACGTCGGTGCGGCCGGCAAGAGCACCAAGGTGATCGGTAAGCTCAAGGGCGGTATGCTCACCAAGTACGGCTACCACCCAGTCGAGGCGAAGACCAACCGCCACAAGGCACTCAGCAAGGGCATCAGCAAGGGTGAGAAGCCCCTGTCGGTCATGCGCCGCCTGATCGCCATCAGCACCCTGACCAAGCGTACCCTGCCCCGTGCGTCCCGCATCTACAAGCAGGACGCCATGTGGATCCGCAGCAAGTACGCCAAGTCTTTTGGGCGCAAGTAAATTTATCTTGTAATATTATAAAATGTCCAACAGGAACGGGAATCTTACGACGCTTATGCGTCAAAGACCTGTTTCAAATCTTTTAAAGGCGAGTAAAAGAACCCGTGTAGCCATAGGAAGAAGACGGGGGCTGGGTCTTATCGGTGCAACCATGTATTCTCTTATTCTTTCTCATGCGGCTCATGTAGTGTATGGAACGCCTTTGACGCAGGCTGAGAAACATAACGAAGGTCTCATACTATCACATGCAGCCGTGGGTCTTCCCCTTCCTATGGAAGCTATGCGGACGAACTCTGCAGCGGGTAAAATGGCAATTTCCCACCCATCACTTAACTTCAAGAGTGGAAACATGCAGAAACTGTCTTCAACTTACATAAACAATTTAGAAAAGGAAATGACTCAGATTATGCAGACGGGTTGTTCGTGGCAGATTAGCGCATCCGAGAGAAACACGGCTCGTGGATTCATGGGGGGAGGTCTGAATAAATTGCTTGGTAATCGCAATAAGTTTTGTTCTTCCGAGACCTCCGCGGCTCTGGCGCCTCTTCGGACTGTCGGTGAAGAGATTCAACGGACCTTTGTGGCTCTTCAAGGTGCTCAGCTTCTGGAAGCCCAAAATGTCCAACTTAAACTCGTACAGAAAAATCTGAACGCCGCAAGAAACGAGGCTCGCAAAGCTCAAAATGCCCTTCAAGCTGCACAGACCAGTGCCGCAGTATCAAAAACAGAGATAAACGCTCTCAAAGCCCGAGCGGCGCGCGCTGAAGAACGAGCAAACACGTTTCAGAAGCTCGCGACGTCGACTGTTAATATAGCGACGGCGGCCACTACAGGGGTGGGTGGTATAGTTCAGGAGGCCGGAAAACTTGGCAAGGGTACCCTAGGAGTTGGCACCAAGCTTACTAATTCAGCACAAAATGCCACAGGAGCTCTCACTGTGATTGGAGTATCCATTGCAGCGCTGTCGGCTATAGGTCTCACATCTGTACCTTTAGGTTGGGGGCTGCGGGCTATTCGTAAATTTAAACGTGAGGCCCACAAAAATAGTGCCGCCTATGCAGATGAAATTGCCAGGGAGGCTGCACGAATTATTGAGGAGAAAATAAAGAAGGGAGAGTTGAAGAGAATCAAGCAAACGAGTAACACGGGCACGAGCCCCAACGCACGTCAGACGAGCAACGCGGGTACTGCTACAAATGCACGAAATATGCGCAACGCGGGCACTAGTCCTAAAGCACGCCAGGCTTCCCCACGTCGCCGGTCACCAACCAAGTCCCCCAACTCGAGAAATGTCAATATGACCTTAAACAACCTCTTAAAACAGTTCAACTAGACCCACTCAACCGGATCCCAAATACCATGGATAGCCGGACCCATCGGGAATAAAGGTTCTATAGACCACTCACCCGTGTGACTCAATAGGTCCATGAGGATATGGAAAGCATAAATTTTTCTAAACTTTGAATTTCGGATCAAAATTAGAAACCATAAAGAGTGGGGTAACTTGTAAAAATATGTATATGACGACCAGTTTTTTATCACCCGCCAAGGCGTGTTTGGGTCCACAAAGGCCCCCCCGGGTGACAAAAAAAGTGCCATGGGAAGGTCAGGGGCTATTGCCCAAAACGCATCCTCCAACTGTAAAGGGCCAAAGTACAACCTTGTGGTGGCCAAGTGTCCTATCCAGAACATCCCTTATTAAAAGGCATTCTACTTTAAAAACCATGGAGGCGGGTCTGCGTCAAATGGCTGAGGATATCTGGGCGGCTCTCGGACCGGGCTACAGCGAGTCCGTGTACCACTGCGCCTTTGAGGTGGCCTTGAGATCACAAGCCATCTACTATGAGACTGAGCGGATAGTCCCGGTTTACTATGCGGGTCAGAACGTCGGCCACGTCAGAGCCGACCTCATCGTGGACCGCAAGGCGGTCATAGAGCTCAAGTCGGTAAGTAAGCTCAACGAGACTTACCGAATTCAGACCCAGAATTACCTCAAGCTCCTCGACCTGCAAGAGGGTTTCCTCATCAACTTCCCGGACAAGAAGGGGGCTCTCGAATTTGAAAAGATAATTCGTGAGAAACCCATCGAACCTATTCCTGACCAGATCGACTGCTAGACTTCAATTTGTAACAATAAATTGCCATTGTAATTCATCACAAATTTTCTTCCAAATTTGGTCCTGTACGTATAGCTTCTCCCGACTCTTGAGCAGAGGGAAACACGGTAGGAACTCGTCACATTCTAAAAGTTCGCAAAGTTTATAGAGAACGAAAGAGTATGATAAAAAATTCTTTCTATTAGCTGGTTTATGTTTCTCAAAAGGAGCCTGTATCTTGTGGAACATAAGCCTGAGCTTATCCTCGAGCGCCTGAGTCATTGTGGGTGGCTGGATGCCGTTTAGAATAGTCGATATATAAGGCACGTGTTCATAGTACTTGGCCCAGTTCAGCTTCTTTAACAAAGTCTTGACCTTTTCGTGCGTAATCTCTGATAGATCCTTGATCTTCTGTTTCTTGAACTCGGCCCGGAGCTGTTCAACGACTATGTCCGGTACACTCGTTGACTCCTTGGCCTGAAACTGACTGATCCACTCGTTAAAGTGGTTCTCGCGTTTGTACGAGTACACGACGTTCTTTTCCATCTCCTGTTCCTCCTTGAACCCCAATTCGTTTCCAAGAATGTACTCGATCGTTCCACACTGTGAACAGGCCTCCTCGCTCAACACATCATCAAACACGCGCGTGTACATGGCCCCACAACCCTTGCACGGCTTCAGGTGGTCATCTTGACCCTTTGGACATGTGTCGAATTGCCCTTCAACCTCGGTCATGTATCGCTTATAAATATCCTGTCTCTGAACGCCCTTGCGACTTGACACTTTCAAATTAAGTAACTGCTTGGTACTCACCTCCTCGGTAGCCTCGGTCGTGTAGTCCTTTATTATGTGAACGCAGTCCAGTAGGTACTCGGCTAATTCATCTTGGGACCTACACTCCTGTATTCTTGTATTAAACCTAGCTTCCATCTGTGATAATCTATTTTAATTTTTAAGGATCAATTTTTGGAGCTAAATAGAACTTCAAATCTCCTAAATTAGCAATTGTATATCTGAAGATAATTGGCATATTCTCATTATCAGAGTCCTGCATGAGCTGGACGCTCGAGCACATATTGGTCGCCTTTGTGAACAGATTGATATACTTGAGGCTGAATGTGTTGCCAGTGCGCTTGACTGGGGGATCTGGAAACTCGATGCTCGTCATCTGGTCTGCAAAGTCGCCCTTGCAGCTCAGGATAAGGGACGTACCGTCCCGCACGATGTCCATCTCGACTGCCAGATTACCCATGTCACGAGTGATGCGCTGGAAGTCCACGGAGGGCAGGGTCGTCACGACATTCATGTGGATGTCCGGGAACTCGATGATGTCCTCGTTAATGTCCAGCAATTTCAGACGGAATTTAGTTGAGGATTTCTTGACCGGGTTCTCGATCAGAAGGTCCATGTAGTCGCGCCCAACGATGGTGACATCAAGCGTGTCCTGACCGGACACGCTCTTGAGCAGCTTGTACACGTTGGCCATATTTAGCCCGGCCGTGATGTCAGTAGCACATTCGTACTCTTCGAAGTTGTCGGCCGACAAATTCACGTGTACAAGTGTAACACGTGCCGTATCTAGGGTCAAAATGTGGATTCCATCAGCCGTGAAATACACATTGACGTCGTTGATGATATCCTTGAGCACCTCGAAGACCGACTTCAGGGCCGAAGCCTGAATCGTCTTCAGGTGCATTCTTGTTTTCAAAGGTTTACAATTCTCTAAGTTAGCGCTGTCCGACTTTTTGGTACGCGTCCTGGACGTCCCCACCGATTCGTGCTTCGAGTTCAGGCGTCAGGCGGGGCTGTAGGGACTCGCCGTAACGTTCAATTTCGAACATATCTGGGTTGTCTGTACCGTCAAGATTGGCCCCTTGACCTGCGTCCCACGATTCAAAGTCACAAGGAACCATGGACTCGAGCCACGCCTGAACCTCTTTACCGACCAACATTTTGCCGTCGTTCGTGACGAGGGTCGGGACGCGGGTGATTTTCTTGGACGGTATCCCCTGATCATTTATGTTCCAGAATCTAACAATCTCAAGGAGGGCCGGCTGTGTCTTGATGTATAACAGAATATCTTGAGACCATTTACATTTATCAGAGTAGACCAGCAAGGCCATTTAAATTTACAAAGTTTTTTTCAATCAATCTTTTTTCGCAGCAAATGGTAATGAAGGACCTGATCATACTGTTGCTGGTCGCGTTAATTCTTTTTCTAATTTGGAATAGCCGTCAGGGAGCGGGTTACTCTACGGAGATGAGCCCCTCTGCGACCGGCCCCAGTGATGCGCCAGTGTCCCCTGACGTGACGCAGGTCATCATCGAACAGGTCCAGAAACGCCTACCCACAACTTACCCACTGGAGACCCTCTACATAAAGAGCCGGGGTGGAAACGTGTATGATGCCCGCTTCATGTTCTTCAACACCGAGGGGTACTATGGTACCCAGTATGACGTGAAAGCGAGCGTCGGGTCTGGTGGCGACGTTCAGATTCTGAGCCAGTCAGAGACGGCTGTCACCGGTGACGCCGCCAACCCAGGCTACAAACCCGACAAGTACCAGTCCTACGAGATTATCGAAGCGAATCTTGATCAGCAGCTGAGAGATGCCCTCAAGGCCAACAAGGGCACACCCGGCGGCCTTATTGGCACCCCCCGTGAACTGGCGAGCGGGTCGCCCGCGCCAGGGCCGTCTCCATCTTATTAGAGGGGAATTATAGATGGAAATTGCTTCGGCCAAAGAAATGCTAGCGGCCGAAAAGAAAAGGGCAGCCGCCAAGAAGGAATACTACAAGGCTTTGCTTGAGCAATTTTCTAGGAAAATTAAACACTCAGTGGAACTCGGCAAGAAGGATGCGCTCTTGACGGTCCCCACGTTTCTGGTCGGGTATCCCAAGTATGACCTGGCGGCTACGGTCGTCTATATGTCCAGGCAGCTAGGGCGCCTAGGCTACAAAGTAGAACTTGTAGGGCCCCTAGACATCAAGGTGACGTGGCGCCATACACATCCAGAACAGGATACTGACGCCGAGACATCCGACCCTGGTATATTTTTACCCAGTCTCGTGAACCTCCAAAAGACGGCGCAGAAGCTGAGAGTAATTAAAAAGTAAAATTATTGACCCGTCATGGAGTTAACTGTCCAGTTGACGTGCCCTTGCCGTCCTGAATTTTCATACAAAAATGAAATATCCCTGCGCCAACACAAAA